TGCCAAGGACCAACAGGACCAGAAGCAACAGACCATGCACCAGAGTGACAGTCCACATGCTTCAGTTCACCACCAGACAAACCGCAAATGTAGAATTCGTTTTCGGGGTTCTGAGAATCAGGCTTGGTTCTAGCATCGGGCCAAGCAGCAGAACAAGCGTTGTAGCAGTTATTTCTCTGGGCAACCTTCAAGCAGGAATAGCAGCTGTTGGTACATCTGTGTGCAGCAAAGGATCCACCTTGCATACAGAAGGTGCCAAGTCCACCACCCAATACGAAAGAGGGACAACCATAGAAACCACACCCAGTTCTACCATGGCAGCAACCACAGCAGGAACATCTACTGGTTGAACCAGCACAAATGGTGTATGCAGTAGAACCAGCAGTGAAGTGTCCACAGTTAGCGTACTGCATCTTGGTGGCATATCCACCACCGCCGCCTGCCATACCAGGACCATTACCACAGCAACGACCGCCAGATCCAGATCCACCACCAGAAACAATTTCAAACTGGATCGACTTAACGCCAGTTGGCACAGTCCAACGGTAACAGCAACCGCCATTACAGGGAACATTATGACAGCAATTGAAGTAGAACATTCTACAAACAATTCCTGTTGAGATTCCTGTTCTACTTACTTGGGTGGGACCAATAGTGTTGTTAAGAACAGCTGCGTCTCCATTAATTTTCTTAAAACTTTGATAATCAGCCATTGCTTCTTATTCTAAAGGGTGGATTCGTACTAGTATTTAGTAAACATATAACAAAAATAAGGGGAGGTTGCCCTCCCCAGTAGAAGAATCAGACGGTGATGATTCTCCAACCTTGTGTGCCATCATAGTAAACAAGTTCAAATGCAGCACCTTCAGTTGTAACAGTCAGGTTTGAAGTGGAACCCATGATTCTTGTTCCATTAGGAGAAATCGTCAGAGAGTTGGAATCAAATGTGTTAGCGACATCGAAGATTCTAACTCTGTCTCCTTTGTTGGGGCTAGCAGGCAGGTTAACTGTAAATCCACCACCAGAGGTGTTACAGAATGCTTGCTGGTAGTTTGCCAAAGTTGTTCCAGAGGAGACATCTACATTGGCGAAGTTACCAACGGGAACCCAGTTAGATCCGTTATAGAACTCAAAGATGTTTGCATCAGTGTCGTAACGGAGACCGCCTTCATGCAGATCATCGCCAGTCGGGCGAGTTGCTTGAGTACCACGCGGGGGAACAAGGATACCAGCGGTTCCATCCATCTTAGCGCGAGTCAGGAAGCCACGAACTGCTTTCTCAGTAGGACATGCCTGGTTGGAGTTACCACCCATGGTCTCGTCAGACGAGAATTCGTTAATTGCTTCACCGATCTGACCACCAATAGCACCCAGTCTCAGTTCTGTCAAACCAGACAGGTTGAAGGCAGAGGCGTCCAGGGTAGCAGCACCAGTCAACTGGTTAACGGAGAAGTATTCACCAACTCTGAAGTTACCACCTTGGTCGGTAGAAACATAGAAGATCTTACCAGAGTTAACGATGTTTGTTTCGTTACCTTGTGCGGCAGTGTTCTCATCAACATCAGGATAATTGGTTTGTGCAGTGTTACCTGTACCAATCAGCAGGAAGTCGTGACCAGTGAGTCTTACTTTAGAGAACTTCGTTCTCATTGTGAACTCTTGATCATCCAGGGAAGAAGGAGCAGATGCCTTGGCAGGAGCAACGGTCAGTGTTGCGCGACCAGTTCCAGAGTCATAACCAGTTACGGTTCTGATGATGTAAGTATTGACATCAGAGTAACCAAGTCCAACGGTGGAGAATCCAAGAGCGTCACCAACGATCGGAGTTGTGCTCAGTCCAGTTACCTCAAACAGAGCGTCCTTCTGACCAGAGACAGCGTTGGATCCAGTACCGATTCTAAAGTATCCAGTAGCACCAGCACCGACGGAATCAAGTTCGACATACTCACCAGGGGTGAAGACGGTAGTACCAACACCAACAGCACCGTTGGCACCATCAGGGTTACCGAATCCACTGTCATACTTGAAGTAGATAGCGTCAGAAGCAGACTGGTCGTTAGTCAGTACAGCGCGAGCGCCAGACTCAGTACCACGCATCGTAGCACCGACAGACAGGTCACCGACATATGTACCAACAACGGTTGTCATCTTATCGCCATAGAGGCGACCAGTTCTAGCAACCTCAAGAGTGGAGAATCCAACAGCGATTGCACCGTAATCACCGTAAGAGTTGTTACCAGACAGAGATCTAATTTCCGATCCCTGAGAAGAAACATAACCGAATGCACAGTAGTAAGTGAAGCAGGATACAACCTCAGCGAGAGCATCGTCTTCCAGATAGAATCCTACACCACCAGAGTGAATGTTGGTGAATGCGTCGAACACCATCGACTTAGCACCTGATCCTTCAGGTTTACCCTCGTGAACACCACCCTCAATGTAAATACCGATTGCACCGCCGTGACCAGTTCCATCAGTGGTTACATCAGAGAAAGCAGTACAGTCTTTGATGTAAGGAGAACGCTCAAGAATCGGAGTCTCGGGGTTCAATCTGAAGTATACACCACAAGCAGTGGATCCAACACCAACCTTGTTCTGCCACTTATCGGTATTGAAAGGATCGTTTACATCGTAGTCGAAACCTTGGAGACCACGAAGAGTAACTGCCTGAACGGTAGTAGAGTCAGAGACAAAGAACATCGTCTGACGAGAGTTGGGACGCAGACCGTCAGTGGAAAGACCAGCAGCAGGTTCAATCGTCGTACCTCTCAGAACATCACCAGCAATGGAGAAGTTCTTAGGAAGAACAATAGGAAGTTGTTCTGCAAATACACCAGCAGACAACTTCAGAATGATTGGAGATACATCAGTAACTTCACCACCGCTTACATAGGTGTGAGCAATGGTAGAAATACCAACATTGGTTACGAATGTATCGGAGTCAGTAACGGAGTCAACCTTAAAGAAGAATCCTTGTGTACCATCAGGGAAGATTGTCGTGGTAACACCAGCGTGAGCAGCGCCACAAGTAAAGGCGATACCAGACAGTTTAACCTGACCGTTCGGGAACAGACCGTGAGATGCAGCAGTAACTGTAGCAACGCCACTAGTCTCGTCATAAACAAAGTTGGTGATGTCTCTTCTTCTCTGACCAGCAGTAGAAGCATAAGCGATCGATCCCCAAGCGTTGTCAGGTGTCAGACCAGTGTTGTTGTCATTACCTTGCTGTGCGTCTACGAAGTAAACCTTAGTACGCAGACCAGGATACTGCCATTCAATCTCGTCGTTAGCAGATACTCTCAGGTATGTACCTTGCGTACCAATACCTTGTCTTGTCGGACCAGTACCGTCTCTGGTAAGCAGGTCGCCTTTGGTTGTCAGCAGAGCGGCGCTATCACCGATAGCGAATGCTGCCCACATGGTAGCAGCAGTGCCAGGCTGGACATTAATGTTGGAGGAAGCAATCGAGATGTAAGCAGAGGAAGAATACTCAGCAACATCACCGATTTCATAAACATTAGAACCACTCCAAGTGCTTCTCCAGTTGAAACCTCTGTTCAGCAGAGACCAACCGTTGATACCAGTGTCGGTTTGGGTGATACCATTTCCAACAGGTCTCTTATCATTACTAATGAGAAGATCATCAGCAATATAAGTATTACCACCAAGAGTTACAATCTGACCTCTGGCATATTGAGAACCAGGATCATAGGTAGAACCACCAGCAGTACCGATACCACCAACGACCAGACGCCACAGGTCGGGGTTCTCGTTAGGTTGTGCTCCGTAGGGGTTGGTGCCGATAGCAACATAAGAGGCACCTCTAAACTCTACGACATCGCCCTTTTCATATCGGGCAACAGCATCATAGAGACCTTCGTTGGTGAATCCAGCGGAGAACGAAGCAAACCTATTGGCAGGAGGATAGAAAGCATCAGAACCGATACCTGCAGTATCATGCAGAGAGGAAGATACTCCAGCAGCAGTCAGGTCAGATGCAACTTGGAAGGGAGAAGTACAACGAAATTCTTGACCACCATAGGTAACAACATCGTTGATACCATAGTAGGTGTCAGTGGCAAAGGCACCTCTAAAGTTCAGACCCTCGGAATACAGTTCCCAATACGCGGGGAAATCTGCAGAGTACCAGTTACTCTGGATACCAGTAGAAGTGTGCTGTGCCGTACAGATATATTGATTACCGCCTTCCTTGACGATATCGTTTACAACATATCCAGTATTCGTCGCCCACTCGCCAGCAAAATTCTGACCCTCGGTATGGAGGGACCAGTTTGCACTATCGTTCGGGAATCCAGTAGAGGAAGCATCCGATGTGTGGTTGCCAGTACATACATAAGAGCTGGCACCGTATCTAACGATGTCATCAATTACATATGCAGTAGAAGCAGCCCAGGCTCCACGCCAGTTAAACTTCAGTCTGCCAAGTCTAAATTCTGCCATTGTAGGTTCTCGTTAAACAGGTCCAGGGTATGAATAGGTGCCGTTGACTTGAAGAGTTAGATACCCGTCAGAGTCTAGGTAATAAAAAAGGTTTCGCCTGTCAAAGCGTATCTGTTGATATTTATCTTGCGGGTTATTGGCAAGTGCTTTTTGTTCGGTTGTCTCTTCAACATAATCATCATAATCACCGAACTCTTCCACTTGAGTTCCATCAAGACGGAACGGATCAAAAGATTCCGTTGTTGATGCAGCACTTACTTTGGTGAACCAAAGCATGTCATCTTCATCTCTTCTCAGAGCATACACATAATAACCTGTAGAATCTTTAGGTTCAAAATGCGCGTTACTTAAAGTGAGTGCCATTAGCTAATGATTCTCCAATAACTACCTGTCCACAAGAACATAACAGTCACGCCCGAAACATCTAAGTTTACAGGACCATCATCAATGTTGCCAATAGCATCTTT